CGACATCTTCGAAAGCGCGCCTGTAAGATCTTCGAACGATGTGCCTGACAGCTTTGAATAGGTCTTTAACTGTGACAAAACTTCGACAGCACCTAGACCCGAATCAGCAAGATCGTCGAGTTCACCCCGGAACTTTGCGACTTCATTGATCTTCGCTGCGAAGCCAAGCGCGCCAAGCGAACCCGCAAGACCCAAGATCGCGCCCTGTGTCTTCGTGAACCCGCCTGTCAAATTCTCGACGAAGTTGTCGACCTGCTTAGTCGCCTTTCCGAGATCGCCAGCGAAGCGCGACATGTCAGCATAAAGTTCGACGCCTAAACGACCAAGCAAGCCATTCGACATTATTCAGCCCCTTCTTTGAACAGCGCTGCCAGCGCTGCAGCGCGCCGACTAGCTGCGCCGCGTGTGTGTGCCTGAATCGCGGGCGTCAAGGTCGGCTTCTTGAAGCCGCCGATTGACTGCACCTTCTTTGCGAAGTGCGAAGCCCACGGGAAAAGATCAGAGATCGTGACCGCTTTCTGACCTGCTTTTTTTGCCCCCGCAATTTTCATCAACGGATAAAGCCCCGCGCGGAAGTCATCAGCGGGCGCGCCGAACGGTTCGAATGTTTCGAACACGCGCCACAGATCAAACTCGACGGCGGTCATGCGTTCGCCGAGTTCTTCCACTGTGCAGCCCATCTGCAGCGCGAGTCGAAAACGAAACATCAGTTCAGCATCCGTGATTATTTTTTTTCAGCGTCTTCTTTCGCGCCGACGTTCATGCCGTTTGTCTTCATGACGTGCTTCGCAAGTTCGTCGATGACTGCCGCATCTTCGTCTTTCAGTTGTTCAGCGTCTTCTTTCGAAAACACGGGTTCGCCTTTTTCATCGCAGATGCCTTCGACGATCAGGTATAGCTGCGCGTCAAGACCAATCGCGACCTTGTCGGCTTCGCTGTGCGACTCTGATGCGCGCGGCAAGTTAGAGACGAAGGCGGTTCGCTGTGCAAGCGTGAAGCGCTTCGCGAACAGATCGTCAACTTCTGGCTTCGATTCCAATTTGCCAAGCGGTACGGCGCGCGGGCGTTTGACATTGAAGAAGCGGCTTTTTAGTGATGCTTGTTGTGACATGGTTTACCTTTCGCTAGTTACATATGAAAAAAGCCAAGACGAACCCTTAAAAGGGCGCGCTTGGCTTTCGGAGACGACGGCAGCAAAGCCGTCAATACTGATTTGCTGTTAGTAGATTTCGAGTCCGTTCGAACACTTGAATTGAACCGATGCAGACATCGGCTGATCGACGCCGATGCTGAATTCAGTGATCGACTGCACGAAGCCAAGTGCCACGAAGTAGAAAAACTTCGCTTCAGCGGTAGCTGTCGTGTCAGGGTTCGGCACTTTGATCAAGATCGGCACGATGGTTCGCGTCTTCTGAATCGAGCGCAAATACTTGAAGGTTGCGTCGCGCGGGTTTGGCATCAGCGAAAACTGCAGCGTCGGCGAATCCGGCAAGCCTGCAAGATATTCCTTGTTCACGCTCGTCAGCGTCGTGATGTCGATGACGTTGTTTGCCGAACCGCCTGACGATGCGTCTTTGAAGGCGTCAGCGCCCGCTGCTGCCGTCATTGTCCAAGGGCGGTAAGTGCCCGCGCCGCCGACCGTGCGACCTGTGCCGTCTTCGCCGAACAGCGAGAATGCCGAACCTGACACAGCCGTCGCAATGAAGGCGCGGTTCACAAGTTCAGTCTGACCCGCTTGTGCTGTGCATTGAACAAGCGCGCCAGCGGTCAGGGTGTTTGTCGCAGACACGACGACAGGCGAAGCAGCGGTCGCCGCTGTTGCTGTGATTGCGCTGCCTTGCGTTTGACCAAAGCTGACTTGTGCGCCTTGGCCGTTAATTGCTGGTGACGGCATGGTGATGACTCCCGGTGATTGTTAAGAAATTGTGCCGCGCCGAATTACGCCGCGTCGATGCCTTCGCTTGGGTCGGCGATCTTCAGATCACCTGACTTGACGTGCGATGCGATCTGTTCGTCGGTCAGCGTGTCGATGACATCGCCCGCCTTGAATTCGCCGAAGTCGCGAATCACTTCTACTTGTGTACCCATGTGCCCGCCTGTGTGTGTAAGTGAAGAAAATTGACAGGTCGAAATTTCTACCTGACACGACTTCGCTTGATAACGTCGGTTCAGGCTAACGGGTCATAGCGATGAACGTCGAATTCAATGACACGACCGAACATCGACGATTCATCAGCAGGCAAGTCAAAGCCAATGCCAAGCGGTGAACAGGACAGCAAGCCCGATGCGTTTGCCGCTTCGAATGCCTGACGCAGCGCCTTGACCTTGTCAGGTAGGTTCATGGCACGCTTCGACAAGATCGCGAACTGAAGTCGCGCCGTCGCGTAGCCTGAAAACTGTGTCAGCGTGCGTGCAGGTTCAGTGCCGCCGACGACATTGAACACGCAATAGTCGCCGCCTGATGCGTCGATCTCTGCATCGGCTTCGATGTAGAACAGCCGGACGTTCTGACCGGATGTGAAGACAGGCTTCGCGATCTCGAATACTTGCTTTTCTAATGACGCCATGTCAGCCCCTTATGCCTTGAAGAATCCGCTTCGACAGTTCAGATCGAATCGCTTCAATCGCTTTGAATTTGTTCTGTTCGAACGCAGGGCGCATGAAGGGTCTTGGCGGCACGAATGTCGCGCCTGATGCTTTCAGCTTTGCCCGTGTGTTTGCGCGCCGATTCGCGCCGCCCTTGATCTTGTTGCCCGCGCCTGTCGCGATGTGCCCGAATTCAACCCATGTCCAATAGTAGGCGTCTAGGTCTTTCGTCGTCGTCTTTCTGCCCTTCTTGCTGACGCGCTGGCGTGACTTGTATGCCTTGCCGCGTCGCACTGACACGAAGAATGACTGACGTTCGCGCGACGACTGTTCGCGAATCCACTTCGAATAAATCGCCCGCTTGATCTTGCCGGAACGAACAGGCACGTTTTCACGCGCCGCGTCGCGAATGACAGCAGCGCCTGCAGCGACTGCGCCGCGCGCGTATTTGATAGCGACATCATCTGCCAGCTTTGCGAGTGCGTCATTCAGTTCGCGAAGCCCTGTGACTTTGACTGATGTCACGTTAGACATCTTTGCCTTCTTCGCACATCAGTTCAAGGAATTCGCCGCGTTCGTCAGGGTTCCTGATCGACACGATCTTGAAAACGCGAACGCCGAAAAGAAGGCGCATGTCGGCAGTGACGTCAGCGCGATAGCGAATCGTCACGCGATGTGTGCGAATCATCTGACTCGCTTCATAGCTGATCGCTTCTGAAGCACGCAGCGGCTGCACAGAAGCCCACACAGCGCCATTAGTCAGCGTCGACCATGTGTCGACCTTCTGATTCAGTTCGTCGCGCGTCGTCGACTGCTGCTGAATGCTGACGCGCTTGTCGAGTTTGCCAGCGTTCATGAATAGCGAACCACGGTCACAGGGTCAAGCATGCAGTCAAGCAGCGGATGCGCGCGAACTTCTTTGTCGACCGTCGCGCCCCTGTTGCGATACAGGTCTTCGATGATTAGCAGCATCCAATCTTTGACGCATTCAGGCACGCTGTCAGCAGTCGTGCCATAGCCCGCGCGGTACTGCACGCGAACTGCATTGATCTCAGGATATGTCGACGGCCACGTTTTGCCGTATGCGGGCACGATGTAACCAGTCGTGCCGAAGCTGTCGACGACATAGTCAGACGACGACAGCGTTTGCAGTTGGTTTGCCGCGTCGAGATATTTGACTTCGACGACGTCGATGACTGGCGTCTTCGTCAGTTCGATTGCGTTTGGGAACGTGTCAAGCACGATGCCGCGCGTCTGCTGCAGGAACGCGCGCCCTGTCAGATGTTCGGCGCGCTGACGTGCCGACGTGATCAGCCGTGTGATCATTCCATCTTCAAGAGTGAGAATGCTTGCGTCTTGCCGAATGTGAAGTTTGACGTCGTCAATAGTGATCGGTTCGACGGTCGGCGCTGTGATCAGATAGTCGGTCATTGTGTTTTCGCTTTAGCGTCTGCCGCCGCGATTCGCAGGGCGTGTCGCATTTATAAATGTCGGACGGTCGGCACTGATAACGACAGGGCGCGAAGACTCGACCGACGTCGACCGTGTCGCGTTGTTTGCCCGAAGGGTGAAGCCGCGCTGACCTGCAGGCGCTGGCGTCGTCACGACGACACTTGCAGCGCGCGGAAATGACAGAAGAAGAAGCACGTTAAATGCCGATAAAGCAGCCAGCAGAATCTGCAGGCAGTTCTTCAGCGACTTCGGCTTCAATTAGTTGCGCAGCCTTCAAGTCATCTGCAGTTTCGACCTGTTGATCGGCAATGAATTCGACGCCGTTTATCTTGACCGCGGCTATTATTTTTAGCTTCATGTGTTCCCCTTAAACGAAGTAAATCGCGCCGACGACATCGTTCGCCGTCAGAACGCCTGTGTCATTGTCTGGCGCGCCAGTCGTCGTCGTGAATGCGATGCCAGTCGTGAACGCGATA